GCAGTGTTGGAGATATATGATAACCGTATCAAATAAATAATACAGTTAGTCGTCCTGGAATAAGTTTTCATCTTTAAATAGTTGATCTATTCTCCAAGGACTTAGGCAAGACACAACTGGAAGGGGACCATGTCCCCACCTACCTCGGGCTACCCAAGAGCCGGCATACCTAATCAGTCTTAAGTCTTAACATTGTTCAGCTCACGTTTATTTTAGTGATACTGAGTTAAGACCGTTTAACCGCTGTATGATCACCCCTTGACTTCCACGTTCGTGTACTAAGATTATTCGTCTTAGTAACCCTGCGTAGCGTTTATGTGATCTGGTTGGGCTTTAATCCCTCAACTAGTTACTCGGCAAAGATTGAGTCTAGTACGCCAGTGCTTTAAGGAGCCTTAGGTTCCAGATAGGTTTCTTCTAACTTTCCGCCAAGAACGCCATCGACGAAGCCACTCTCCTCCTCTGACAAAGTCAGTAGGACGAGGTGCCTCACGTCGTATAGTAAGATCAGGTGCTAAACCAAGACCTTCTATTTCTTTCTCTAGATTTTCAATTCTAGTTACTAAAACAGCTAACCGATCTAATGAAAGATCGGCTTCTATCAAAGAAGTTAAGTCTGTTTCGAGTCCTCGTAGTTCACTATGTAGGTCAAAGAAAGAATCTCGATAGCAAAATTCTATCATACCCATCAAAGATCGAATTTGATCTTGTGATAAGGTTCCCGGGTCCCGAACCAACCAGATTGCATCTGGATTAGCTCGTACCGCCCGAGGCCATAATGACCCTGAATACTTAGGGTCCCCAACAAATAGGAATTTAGGCAATTGCCACGATTCGTATTTAGAGGTTCCATAATGAGCTCTAGTTCTATCAACCTCAACTAATTTAGTTAAGGCTTTCGCTCGAGGTAATAAATCAATTACTCTCTGACGAATTGACGCAGCCAGATCTTTAATCCAGATATCATCTGGGTACTTAAAGTCTGAACCGCCAGAGGCCATCCAATTTAGGATGTCTCCTTTGAACCCAGATCCTCCAGGGCCGTAATAACTAACTACGTACCCTTGAAGGCGACGAGGCAACGCTGACCATGATTGGTTAATCCGTGATACGGATCGGTAACCGAATCCCAAGAGAATTAAACCTTGAGATAAGGTTAGTTGATACTTACGTACCAATTCCAACCACGCGGGCAATGAACCCGCAGCAGAGAGAACCTCTAATAACGCTAGCGGTCCTACGGAGAAACCTCCATAGTAAACACGCTTAGCGAATTCGAGAACCCCTCGACCTGAAGAATCATGAACAGATTTAGAAAGTTGGATTCCAACCCCTAAACCAGCCATAATTCTAAGGTAGGTATCGGCTACTAGCCGGTCAGCTATAACTATGTCATCTCCTAAGAGAGCATAGTCCTCAAACCAGTCATCACCAGTTACTCGTCCAGACAATGCTGCTGCCATCTGCACTATAGCATGATGGGTCATAGCAAGCATTGCCCACGATGTTAAAGCACCCATAGGTTGCCCAACTGCGTAACGTACAAATCGGTCACCTTCATGATCGAGCGAAAGTGCCCGAAGAGGTAACACGTAGTTACGTCCTACCATTAGACTCATCCAAAGGTTAGCTCCATGAGCGGTTATCAACCGACTCAGGAGTACCCCTTGAATGAGAATTGGTAATCGATCCGTGGCAGAGCTAAGATCCAAAGACCAAAAGCGTCTGTGCCCTTTAGACTGTAAAAGTTTAATAGGAGCAAGTTGATCGAATGTTCCATCTTGAGGGATTACCTTCAAGATCTCGAACAGGTAATCATGCAATGGCTTCATTGCCCATTGCGTGAAACAGTCTACCATAGCAAACACACGGATTTTACCCGCAGGTTCATCTTTTAAACCTAGTTTACCAATATCAGTAGGCACATTACATGCCTCCTCCGTTATTAACGAAGGCGCTACTTTGCTAAATTCCTCTAACCAATTGAGGAATCTCGTATTTCGGGTCATCTGAAGCCAATCTTTAAAGAAAGGCCAAAGATCTGATCTGGACCAAGCTATAGCTGTACGAATTATACCAAATGGCGACGTAGACAGATATAAATCATTCGTTGGTGTTGACCGCGGAATGAGAAAAGGTGAAACACGAAATCTGGATAGGAGAGAAAGAGGAGATTTTAAATCATCTTCATCTACAGCTTGTAATTTAACAAGTTTTCTCCAGAACTGACTAGAAAATCTAGACCAGTCAGGTAAGAAGCCCGAAAGCTCCTTACCAGAATCGGTTATTGAAGAAAAAGATAACTTTCCTGGAAACTCTAT